CCCCGAACCCGACCGCTGTTTCTTGCAAGATTGGCAAGATACACACCCCAAGATCGAAGTGTAACACTTCTAACCTTGAGTACGGTGTATCGAACCACGTTGCCTTGGAGAGAACCGAAGGGTTTCTCAGATAGGAAGAGCTCCGATTCAGCAGAGATGACGCCACAGTCCCCGAATTCATTGGGAACTTGACAGCTTCTCCACTGCTTCGGAATCTTCCTAACTAAGGAGAGCCATACGGTCCTCCAACGGCTACAACAGAACTCTTCACCGCCCCGACGATTTGCATATCTCCGTAAGGAGTTTGCTATCTGGAGAGCATAAGGGATCCTGTCTTCCGTCCCACGAAAGTAGAACGGCCTGACATTCACCCCTTGGAAGAAGTCTGCACCGCAAGATTCGAAGAAAGCTCCTGCCAAGAAGCTTTTCTCCCGGTTCACTCTGAACCCTAGATAGTCCAGAGCATCGATGACATTTCCTGCATATTGTTGGGGGACAATTATATCATCCCCATAAACAGAGCAGTTCCCCATCTCAGACTGTGGTACTATTGCCCTTATGGCAGCAGTAAAGACTAGACTTTCAAGTTCGAAAGTATAGCCATTTCCCATAGACGAGATTTTACCGAGTTCTACGTAATCGCCATCAGGCAACTTCGTAAACTCAGAGCGAGACAGAAAAAGTAACTCCTGCCAACGCTCAGGGAAGAAATGTAACACAAGACCCCACGCTAAAGAGTCAGACGCTTGAGCAAGGTCGATAGTCGCAAGATTATCGGCGTATGCTCTCTGTGCTAACTCTTGATTGCGGAGTTGAGTGTTTAAATCGATCTGAAAACGTTTTAGACGTGATCGTATGTATGAACCGATTCCTTTCTGAATAAACATATTCAGAGTAGGCTCGACGCATATTCCACGATCTGTCTTAGCGTTTTTCGGAACCGTTGTGAATCTATTCCCTTCGACGACCTCGGCGTACCCACGCTGGTGTTCCCACCAGATGGGGCCGAGAATCGCCTTATAGAAGGGATACAGATTCGCGGTCATATGTAGTGTTTTATCGAACTTATCCGATGGAACACTACCGACCCCGCGCACACCAGTACTGGCCCCGGGTCCAAAACCAAACCGACCCTCGATATTCTCAAGAGTCGATCGGTTCAACGGACCTAGGATCAAATCTAATTGTCGTTCGAAAGCCGGTACCCACGAGGGTTTCGGCATCTCGTCAAACTTCAGATTTGTGAACCAGCACTTTAGCTCTGCGTCCAAAAACGCATCAAGAGCACGCCCGCGACGGTCAATACCAAGAGGTAGGTTAGGACTTTTCTTCATGATTTCAGTCACGAGGTAATCATCAGCAAAATTGCTATGGTCCTCATAAAGACTGGGTTCAATGGAAAGGTTAACTAACTGTTCCCACTGTGAGTACTCGATTAAGAGCCACACACAAAGGGACCTCGGGGTATCGACCACTTCGCAAAGACGCTGTGCGGTCTGGGATTCCAGTAACAAACTGGAATCTATGGCTTTAGCTAAAAGCTTAGTCATAGCAGATCTCCTTATTCCCCTAACGGGGTAATATGACTACATAGCGGAGAGTAGATCGTTAAGATCTACCTCGGTTACCAAACCGAGCAGTGCTGAAACGGACAAAATCAACAAAGTAGCAGGAAGAACCCACTTCTTATCAAGCTTTCGCTTGATATAGAAGATGAGAACCTTTATGCTAACTTTGTCGAAAGCGGCCATTTCAGTAACTCCCTTCGCCATCTGCAATAGCAGACGTCATCACGCCGTCCGCAACGAAGTTCTGTAAAAGAGCCTCGAAGTGGTCCCGATTGGCTTGTGAAAAGTCATCAGGAATAACGACAGTGAGATACGCTCGGGCAGTGGAAATCGGATTTTCGTCCGTCGTAGCATACGACGGGTTCGGAAAAGCCACCTCTGCCTTAACGCGTGTAGTCGGCCGACTAGAACTGGCCGGAGATACGCCCAAACTGAGAAGAGAATCAGCGGCCGCAAAAGTGTTACTAGAATTGTAACCTCTTTTGACCCAGATACTATTCTCGGGATCGGCTTTCCGCGGTGTAAAAACCACTGCGGTTGGCGTCGCATCGTTGATTGTTATATCACCTATAGCAGGCATGATTTAACTCCTGGTGGGAATCTCCCACGTATATTTCCCTTAACTGGGAAAAAGGTTTTAAGCAAGTTTGCTCGCCACTACTCCGAGAGAATTCAAGGGGTAGGGTATAGGCACCGTTTCACAACGATGTTACCGCGTGTAATTGCGGCACAGAGAGAGGTTGTTAACACTTGCCTCTCGTCTGCCATAGCAGCGCTACAGCATTCCGGAGTTTATGCCAGGATGCTGAAGGCCTCCACCGAGGAAAACTTGGCATGGGTATGGTAGTAATTACCTCCCTAGAGTGCTGTCTACGTTCGACTTTCCCATAATAGGAATATCGAATCGTATAGGCACCACTTGGGGGAGGATACTCCCAGTTCCCAGACAAGTGATCACGGTGGGTCAGGGTTCCAAAAATTCCATCTACGCCTATGAGGGCGTCTAAGGCCGATAACGCGTCCCCTACGGGGATCATGTAATCGATCAAGAAGGAATATGGAACAAGCTCCCATGCAATTTCGAGCGGATTCCCCATCGTAAAGTTGGAGAAAGAGCCTCTCTTATATTGCACCCAGAGTTTAGCATGAGAAGATCTCATTTGCTTACCTTCAAACTGGCCACCACCAACAACTTTTGAGATGTTGTGTGACCATTTGGCGCTAGACATAACTTTGACCCAAGTAGGGTCGTCCAGCGTACTTCTAAGCCTCTCTACAGAATCGTAGACGGTCCCAACTAAGGGAGCGACTCCGAAATCGTACATCAGCACAGAAGCAGGAATAGCACATGGAGTGATCCTCCGACGACGATGTTTTCCACGAAACGCACCCCAAGCATGCTTTATGCCGAGGGCCGCATCACGGAACATATGCGCCGTCTCTCTATACTCTGCAAGGTCTTCCCCGAGACTAACCTTTAAATCCTTCAACTGATTGCGGGCTGAAGTAGCCCAATCACCAGTTGAATATGGATCGGCTAGTCCTCCGGGTACCAAACTATAATATCTATAGTTGTGGTAACACTGGGTCCATTCAAGGTGCCCAGAGACCGGATTGAGCTTCCAAGCCCAGAACGGATTGCCGTATATCTCTTGCCACCCAGCATTATTCTCTTTCGAGTACTGGGCATCAAGAGGTGTCAGGCTATTCCGTAACTCTGTTGGCTTGGACCTATGCTGCGGGTCATTAGATACTACTGTCATTTCCTTAACTACACTATCAGTGTAGAGACGATCTGAAGAGCCAAAGGCCCAAGATTGCCAATAATAAGGATGATTGATAGAAGTATTCCACTTTACAGTGGACTGTGTCATAATTGTTATCCTCCAGGGTTAATAAAAAGACCCTAGAAGGGAAGTCCAACTAGGACGTCGTCTAATGACGATGGAAGTTGGGGCACGAAAGT